AGTACCTTTTCATGACACAAAAGCCACCCGCAATATCGCAGCCTTCATACGAAAATACAAGCCTGATGACGTTCTATGTGTGGGCGATGAAATCGACTTCCAAACAATTAGCCGCTGGTCATCCGGTCGGGATGAGTGGTCTGGAACCATTGGTCGAGATCGTGACACAGCTCAGCAGGTCTTATTCGAACTTGGCGTTACCCACATTGTCAGATCAAACCACACGGACAGACTTTACAATTCACTAAGCAAAAGACTGCCTGGCCTTATTGGATTGCCAGAGCTAGAATATGAAAACTTTATGGCCTTTGATGCCTTAGGCATTACCTTCCACCGCAAGCCCTACCAATTTCATGAGAACTGGGTAATGGTTCATGGTGATGAGCAAGCGACTAAGCCACATGGGGGTTTGACAGCCCTAGAAGCCGCTAAGAGGCATGGTAAGAGCGTGGTGTGTGGCCATACCCATAGACAAGGCCTGAGTGCCTATTCTACGGCCTCTGGTGGCGTTTTAACGGGCGTTCTCACCGGCTTTGAGGTAGGACACCTAATGGACATCTCAAAGGCTTATTACACCCGTGGAACGATGAATTGGCAAAAGGGCTTCGGTATCATCTATATCGACAAAAAGCGTGTGCAGCCGGTAGCCATACCCATAGAGCGCGATGGATCCTTTATCGTAGAGGGTAAGCGATACGGCTAGGCCGTTATCAAAACGTTATAAGACACGCCCATAATGGGTTTTTCTATGTCTGTCAAATGCCGTACCTTTTGGAATAACGAAAGGGGCAACATGAAACACAACCTAACAGCTGAACAGATAGTCTATGTCTGTTTCGGCCTACTCATGTTAGTTGCAGGGCTTTACAGCTATGTTCAAAAGGTTAAAGAAAACTACTATCGAAAGGGCTACGCGCATGGATGGAACAGGGCAAAAGGCGTTTTCAGCAAAGGTAATACTAGATGAAGCAGCTGACACAATCGGTGACAGAGGGCTTGAGTACGGACACCCGGCAATCAATATCAAGCGAATCTCTGAGCTATGGTCTAGCTATTTCGGGCGGGAAATTGACCCGCTGGATGTGTGCATCTGCATGGCGTTGGTCAAAATCTCAAGGCTCGTTGAAACTCCAAAGCGGGATAGTTTTGTTGATCTTGTCAGTTACGCCGCACTTGCCGGTGAGATGGCGATCGGAACGGACTGGGCTGATTATGGCAAAGATTACTCCGAGTAGACGAGGCCAATGGTGCTGCTATTGCAAAGCAAGATACGGAGTAAACAATGTTAAAGGGCAAGCGCAAGCGGTTTGGTCTATCACGTCATTTGTCCACGGCAAAGTCATTGACAGGCATTACTGCTTTACTTGCGCTAAGGAAGTCCAATTATGGCCAGATGGCACAGTATGGACTTTCAAAGAGCAGCTTGACTTCAGAGAAGGGAAACAAAAGCTAGATGTTCAATTTGAATGATTACGAGGATGTAGACACACGCATCCACAAGTTCTATGAAACTTATCCCGATGGTGCTATTGAAACGGAGTTAATAAGTAATGACGAAGAAAAGGGCGTGGTGGTATTTAGAGCGACATGCTTTCGGACTTATGTGGATGCTAAGCCTTCCGCTATTGGTTACGCACGTGGTAGTCGCAAGGATCGCGGTGTTGATCGCGATTTCTGGTTTGAAAACTGCGAAACATCTGCGATTGGAAGATGCTTGGCAAATCTCGGACTATCTGCTAAAGGAAAGCGAGCAAGCAGCCTGGAAATGGCTAAGGTTGCAGACGCTCAGACAGAATCTAAGCAACCCATACGCGTACGCACTAAAGAGCAAAAAGAGTTTCTAGAGCAGACAAACAAAGCCGATGAAATCATTTGGGATACAACCATTGAGCCACCGGCTGACGTTATGCCGGCTTTTGATGATGCGGTGGACCTGTTAAAGACCGAGCTGGGCGCACAGCCTGTACCAATGTGTAAGCATGGTCAGCGTATCTGCCGTGAAGGTACAGGCGCGAAAGGCGCATATAAGGGCTGGTCATGCCCGCTTCCGTACAAGCGTAAAGCTGAACAATGCAAAACTATTTGGATGGTATTAGATCCAAGTGGCAGGTGGTCATTTAGGCCAGAGGATGAAGGCGAGATAGCAGGATGAGAAGCGACTTTTGCATAGGCTGTAAACAAATGGCCTTATTAGCTGAGGATTACTGCCTACAATGCGAGCAATTAGATGAGCAATCAGAGTCGCAAGCATAGAGGTTACGCCACGCAAAGAATCGTGGCTGAGTACCTTCAGCGTGAAGGTTGGGAACATGCTTTGCCGGTTGGTGCTGGTCGCGAGGGTTCTGACATCACCGGTATCAAAGGGCTGGACATTGAGATAAAGGCGCGTACGGGACTAGACCTAGCTGGTCTAATGCGCCAGCTCAATGAACGTAAAGCCACAGGGCTAGGCGTAGGTGTTCTACGTCTTAATGGACAGGGTGAGAAGTCGGTCGAGGACTTCGTGGCTGTTCTCACTTTGTCCGACCTTGTCTATCTACTTAAAGCTAGTGGCTACTGAGCCGTATTTACTCCATAGATGCTACGGCTGTGGCTTATGGATTTATGGGATGAGAGAGAGGTGTGAAGCATGCCAATCTACACGTTCGCATGCGAAGGATGCGGAATCACAATAGAGCAATCCTTTGATATATACAGCGAACACACAATCTGGTGCCAGCCATGCCAACAGCCTATGGCTAAGCAATTTACAGCACCAGCCATACACTTCAAGGGCAAAGGATGGGGCAAAGATTGATTATTTATGATTTGTTTGCTGGCACAGGATCAGCCACACAGGCTTTTGCTGATGCTGGACATACAGTTATCAAGGTTGAAATCGATGAGCATTTTGAAGCGCATGAGCGCAATGTGTTCACACTCAAAGCTAATTACTTGATAGAAAAATACGGCAGACCTCATTTCATATGGGCTTCACCGCCTTGCACAAGCTTTAGCGTGGCTTCCATTGGCAAGCATTGGACTAAGGATAAACAGCCTAAGACCAGAGAAGCTGAAATAGGCATTGGGCTAGTGGACAAAACACTAAGGCTCATTAATGAGCTAAAGCCAGTCAAGGGCTGGTTAATGGAGAATCCTAGAGGCATGCTTAGAAAGCAAGAGCTGGTTAAAGACTTGCCATTACGCACTATCACGTACTGCCAGTATGGCGATACACGCATGAAACCTACTGACCTATGGGGCATAGTGCCTGGATGGACACCGAGGCCAGCCTGCAAGGCTGGTGATGGTTGTCATGATGCAGCACCAAGAGGATCACGCACAGGCACACAGGGGCTAAAGGGCGCAAAGGTACGCTCAATGATACCGATACAGCTATCACAAGAATTATTAGGAGTTTTACAAAATGTCGACAATTAGAAAACGACACGCCGTTCTGACCTGCGGTTTTGTAAATGCACTTGACAGCCATGCTATGCTCAGCCGGCTTGCGCGCCTGAGAGGCAGCGCACTTCGCCGTCTAGCATTGGGGCGAGCTATTGCCGTTTTACTGTTTGTAACGGCAGTAAGCGTTGCCGGTTCTACAAAAGCATATTCCCAAAAGCCACTCAACATTATGAATATAAAGTTATATGCGTATAACAAGCTAACTTGGGATCAGTTTCAATGCTATAACTGGCTTATACACCACGAAAGCCGTTGGGATTACAAAGCTGTGAACGGAAGCCATACAGGGTTAGGACAGATGCGCTCTAAATGGTATGGAACACTTAACCCATTTAGACAGATAGATGCACACTTAAAGTATATAAACCACCGATATAACGGCGATACGTGTAAAGCGTTAAGCCATTGGGAAAGAAAGGGCTGGCACTAATGGACATAGTATGTAATAAGTGTCTATGTTTAGTTGATGAGAGTGAGATTAGCTGGACTAAGCAACTAACCAATGACAATGTATGTGTATATTGTACGCATGAGTTCGATGGCAAAGAAACCTTATAGAGCTACGGCAGGGTGGAAGAAGATTCGTGTCAAAGTTCTACAACGCGATGCTTACACTTGCGCTTACTGTGGTGATGTGGCTAATGAGGTTGATCATGTATATCCCAAGTCAAAGGGCGGTGAGGATACGTTGGATAATCTTGTGGCTGCCTGTCG